ATGACCGTTACCGAAGCCACCGCCCCCGAAACCCTTTCTTTTCAAGCCGAAGTCAGCCGGCTGCTCGAGATCGTCGCGCATTCGCTCTACAGCGAGAAGGAGATTTTCCTCCGCGAGCTGATCTCGAACGCCTCGGATGCCTGCGACAAGCTGCGCTACGCCGCCCAGACGAATAGCAGCCTGATGGGCGATGAAGCGTTGAAAATCACGCTCTCGGTCGACAAGGAAGCCAAAACCCTGACCGTCGCCGATAACGGCATCGGCATGAGCCGCGCCGAGCTGATCGAGAATCTCGGCACCATCGCCAAATCCGGCACCGCTGCCTTTACCGAGGCGCTGAAGGATAAGAAAGATGCGAACCTGATCGGCCAGTTCGGCGTCGGCTTTTATTCCGCCTTCATGGTAGCGGATAAGGTGACCGTCGCCAGCCGCAAGGCGGGTAGCGACGAGGGCTGGCAGTGGGAATCGGATGGCAAGGGCGCCTTCACCATCGAGCCTGGTACAATGGAATCGCGCGGCACGACCATCGTGCTGCACCTGAAAGCCGATGCCGAAGAGTACCTGGAGCCGGCGCGCCTCAAGCTGGTGGTGCGCAAATATTCCGACCACATCGCCATCCCGGTGGAGCTGGTCGGCGAAAGCGATGCCCTGAACCAGGCCTCCGCCCTGTGGATGCGGCCGAAAAGCGAGATCACGCCGGAACAGTACCGCGAGTTCTACCAGCATAGTGCGCACGCTTATGAAGAGCCGTGGGGGATTTTCCACTGGCGGGCCGAAGGCGTGATCGAATATACGGCGCTGCTCTATGTGCCGGGCGCGAAACCCTTCGATCTCTACGATCCGCGCCGGGCGCACGACCTGAAGCTCTATGTGCGCCGCGTCTTTATCGCCGATGCCGCTGAGGGGCTGCTGCCCGGCTGGCTGCGCTTCCTGAAGGGCGTGATCGATAGCGAGGATCTGCCGCTGAATGTCAGCCGCGAGATGCTGCAATCGAGCCCGGTCGTCACCAAAATCCGGCAGGGCGTGGTGAAGCGGGTGCTGAGCGAGCTTGCCAAGCGGGCGGACGATGCCGAAAGCTACGGTAAGTTCTGGACCGAGTTCGGCGCCGTGATGAAAGAAGGCCTCTATGAGGATTTCGAGCACCGCGAGGAGCTGCTGAAACTCGCCCGCTTCCGCTCGACGACGCAGGAGGGTTGGGTCAGCCTCGCCGACTACAAGAGCCGGATGAAGGAAGGGCAGGAGGCCATCTTCACCATCGCCGGCGAGGATATCGACAAGCTGCGCCAGAGCCCGCAGCTGGAGGGCTTCAAGGCGCGCGGCGTCGAAGTGCTGCTGCTGACCGATCCGATCGACGAGTTCTGGGTCGGCACGGTCAACGAATTCGAGGGGAAGGAGTTCACCTCCGTCACCCGCGCCGGCGAAGCGCTGGACAAGATTGCCGGTGAGGAAAAGCCCGCCGTTTCGGAAGAAGAGAAAAAGTCCAGCGACACGCTGCTGGCGCTGATGAAGACCGTGCTGGGCGATGAGGTGAAGGACGTGAAGGCCTCCACCCGCCTGACCGACAGCCCGGTCTGCCTGGTGGCGGCGGAAGGCGACCTCGACATCAACCTCGAGCGCCTGCTGAAGCAGCACAAGCAACTGAACCAGGTGATGAAGCGCGTGCTGGAAGTGAACCCGACCCACCCGCTGATCAAGGCGCTGGCAGCGAAGGCCGAAACCGGCGGCGCTTCCGAGACGCTATCCGAGATTACCTGGCTGCTGCTCGACCAGGCCCGCATCGCCGAGGGCGAAAAGGTGCTGGACATGCCGCTGTTCGTGAAGCGCATGAGCGAGGTGATGGGGAAAGTATTGGCCTAGAAACGCAAAAAACCCGGCCCCGCCGTGGTGGCGAGGCCGGGTTCGTGATCTTTACGATTATCTTTACGTCTGTTAGATTTCCCTAATGGCATATCAACTGGTAAAAGTTTCCACTGAGGCTGAATGGCATGATTACCATACCATTCGTCGGCAGGTTCTGTGGGAAGATCGCGGCAAAACCGGCTACAGCGATACTCAGCCAGATGAATATAATCCTGCCAACCATCCTCTACTCCTGAAGCTGGATGGACGCTCTATCGGCACCACCAGACTGGATAACTTCGGCAACGGTAACGGTGCTGTCCGCCTGGTCGCTATTGTTTCTGATGAACAAAATCGAGGTCATGGGCGAATACTGGGAGCGATGGTGGAAGATTATGCGCGGCAACTTGGCATAAAGACCCTGTTCGTCAATGCGGCTCCCGAAGCAATGGGGTATTACGAAAAAGTCGGCTGGACGCAATTTTCCTGGAATGAAGCAGAGCTGCGCGGAATTGCCGCCGAGTGCGTGCAGATGAGGAAGCAGATTGTTCCTTTTGCCCGAAAGCCAGCACCAAGCCCCAGATAGAAAAAACCCGGCCCCGCCGTGGTGGCGAGGCCGGGTTCCAAAGATCAGATATCAGGTAATCACGGCACCCATCCGCATAGCGCCTGTCCGGTCTTGTCATGCGTCAGGATCTGCTGCACCAGGCTGTCGGACATCGCGGCCACATCCGTAGCACTCGGGCGGATCGGCTGAGCGATCAAACAGTAGTCATTGCCCTGTCCAGCGCTGCAGCTCATCACGGCGAACATCAGCGGGAGCAGCAGCCACTTGTGTGCTCGTTTCATGCGCGGTCTCCACGTCCTGTAGTTTGGCGGTATCGTCGGCCGCCCGTTGCGATTTCACGCCGGCTTGGCGCGCTTCGAGGATGACGGTGCCGAGCGCGGCAGCGGCGGCGAAAATGCCGGCCGCCCAAGCGCCCAGTTTCGAGGTTAGCAAGGCCCACATCTCACACCCCGTGCTTGCGGATTGTGCCGGCGGTGGAGATGACGGCGGCAAGGCCGCCCAGTACCGTTGCCGCTTCCAGCGAGATCTTGAAGATGTGGCCATAATCGGTCATCGGCTGCAGCTGGGTCGCCGCCTGTTGCAGCGTGGTGGCCACATTGGGTGCGTAGGTCACCACCGCGCCGCCGGCCACGCTGACTGCGGAGCCGACGGTGCCGACTGTCGCCGCGATACTGTATTTCGGCAGGGCGTCCGGCGTTAGCGAGGCTTCGGCGGCGGGCGTGAAGGAAGCAACGGCGTCCGGCGTCGACCACAGCAGATTTTCCTTGGCGCGTCGCCGTACCAGCCCCGCCTCCACCACACCCTTCGATTTGCGGTAGAGCGCGATTACCGCCGGCACTTCGTCATACCGGCCAGCTTTAACCAGCCGGACGATGCGCGACTGGCGGAACTGGGCGGCGCCGATATTGAAGGTGAAGTCGACCAGCGCGGAATACTTGTTATCCGGCAGGTCGGCAGGCACTTCCGCCGCCACGGCATCTTCGGCCCAGGCGAGATCGGCATCGAGTGCTGCCTCCGCCTGCGCCTCCGTCCACACCAGGCCGATTTTGACATCAGTCCCGGTATGGCCGTAGCCGATGGTGAGCGTACCCTGCACCTTATCGCCAGGCTGCAGCACTTTTTGCGGCTGCTTGTCGTCATAGGCGCGGTACTTCGTCGTACCGTCCGTATCGACGAACGCCTGGGCGCAGAGTTCTTCGGATTTTACCAGCTGCAGGCCGGCGGCATCGATGGGTCTGGTCATGATGAGAATCTCCAGAATGAGAAAAACCGCCATGAGGCGGTTGGATAAGGGGCGCATGGCATGTGGGCCGTCAGTGCGTCCAGCGCCCGGGCGAGCCGGTCAGAATGCTGTGCAGGCAACTGGCCCACATGGTGGCAACATTGGTTGCCCCGCCCTGGCCGTTGGCATCGGCCGGCGTCGGATGCACCTGGTCGCCACCGAGATCGCCCTGGTTGTCGACGAAATAGGGAAATTCGTTGACGCCGGTGAATATCTGCGAGGGGTTGGTCGCGGCCAGCGCCTGCAGTGCACCGAAGTACTGCGCCAGCAGCGCGACGCCGTTACTCGTATGATTCACATTGATCGGCCCGATATAGGGCGGTCCATGGAAGACGATGCCCCTGGCACCCCAGGCGAGTGCTGCCGTGGTGATGCTCTGCATATAGGACTGATACTGGCTGGCGCTTTCGCCGCCGGACGGGTTGGAGTAGGTGACCGAACTGTCGTTGATGCCGAGATGGCAGACGATCAGCCAGTCGCCGGCGACGTTGTGCGCCGTGAGCAGGTTGGCGAGCGCTGTCGCGAGGTCGCCGCCGGTCGTCCAATCATGCCCATTTGTGCCGCCGACGCCCTGGTTATTGACGACGATTTTGGTGCCATCCGTGAACAGCGCCTGCAGTTTCGCCTGCAGGATATTACCGGCTGCCGCGGTACTGACCACACCGGAGCTGCCTGATGGCGCGGCGGTGGTATTCCAGCTGTCGCCGATCAGCCCCACATAAAGCGTTCTGGCCGGGATTACCGCGACCTGGTTGTAAATGGCACTCGTTGTCCCGTCCGTGGCCACCAGCGTGTAATAATAGGCCACACCGTTCGTCAGACCCGTATCGCTCAGCGTCATCGTGGTCGCGCCGCTGATGGCCGTGCCTTGCGCATTCGGGACGGTCGAGCGATACCATTGGTAGGTCAGCGTGCCGCTGCCGCCGCTGGCAGCGGTTGCTGATAATGAGGCCGTACCGTTGCCGATGACTGAAAGGCTGGCCATACCAGCCGCAACCGGTGTGTAGCCGGCGCTGGTGGTGACCGAGGATGCCGCGCCGGTTGCCGTATTGCTCGCGCTGTCGGTCACCACCACGCGGTAGAAATACTGGGTCGAGGCCGAGAGGCCGCTATCGGTATCGCTGAGCGATGTGCCGGCGGTGCCGATATTGGCATAGGTGCCGGCTACCCCGCTGGCACTGGGGGCGCGCTGGAACTGATAGGCATAAGGTGCAGTACCGCCCGAGGCGGCTGTCGTCGTAACGGTCGTGCCGCTGGCGCTCGTGCCGGAAAAACCGACCCCGTTCGCGGCCAGGCTGCTGCCCGACAGCAGCGTACCGGTTACGCTGAAATCGTCGACATAACCACCACTGGCCGTATTATCGACGCGAATGCCGGGATAGCCGCTCGCCAGCGGCGAGCTGCTGTCCGTACAGGAAATTTCATAACCGGCAGGTTCGCTGCCGCCGATCGGCCAGAGCTTAGCCTGCAACGTGACCGGATTCGTGCCGGTAACGCTGAATTTGACATTGTACCAGACCCTGTCGCTGCTGGGTGTCGTTGCGCTGGCCCCGGTCAGGGTGAAGTTGCTGCCATCCGTCCCCGCTGTGCGCCGGCGAATGTTTAAAAAGGGAGGACCACCGCCTGATGCGCCATAATAAAGCAGCTCATACCAGTTGGCAGAACCGTCGGAGCGGGCATGCAACCGGGCATGCGACCCCTGAACGACGGCTGTGATGACTGTGTCGGTAAGCTGGCCTAGGCCGTTATAAACTGCACTATCGCCGCTGCTTGAGGCATAAACGCTGTTCGATCCTGAATTACTGTAGGTGTTTGTGACCTGCAGCGTGCTGCCAAGTTCGTTTGCCCAGCCTGGAATTGTCGAAACCAGCGTGCCGCTGGAAAGGCCGTCCCAGTTCTGGCTGTAGGTACCGGTCGTCATGTTCAATAACTCCCGAAAATGGTCGTGCCGCCATCGGACGTACTGAAGGTGAAGACGTCGATCTTGCCGGCGAGCGTGTTTGGCGTCGGGGCAACACCGCCGGGCCAGCGAATGCCGGCCGGCAGTGTCGGCAGGAAGCCACCGCCGCCGCTTTGCCGCAGGATCAGGGTGATCGCCTGCAACTGCCCCGCCGTGCCCCCGGAAAGTGTCAGAGCGCAGTTAGCGGTCAGCGTGATATCGAAGGCGGCGCTGCCGCTGGCGGGGAAGGCCATAACTTGCGCGATGCCGGAAGAGGCGATAGTGGTGACGGAAGTAATCGCATTGGCAGTTCCGCCGCTCTTGGCGGGAAAGCTGGGCATGGTTCAGCCCTCCCAGACGCTGAGCGCCGCCGTACCGGACAGGGTCCAGGCATAGAAGGCATTGCTCGGCACCCCGCCTGGCTGATCCCAATACTCAATGCCAGGTGCGACTGGAATGCCGCTGGTCGTGGTACTGAAACCGGCTGCCTCATATTCGATATCGGGCGAGAACATCACTGTGTTGGCGGCATCTTTGTTGAACAGCTTCAGGTAGGCGCGATTATCGCCCGCCTCCCGCGAGGCAAGGATCAACTGCGGAGTGGTGGTAATGGTGGCGACAAAAGACTGGCGAAGATTGATTTCCTGCATGAGTGATTCTCCTGAGTTGAAGAGGGGATGCTTATTTCAGCCGCTCGATAATCAGTTCGCGCAGCTCGTCCTGCCCCTTGTGCAAATTGCCGATCAGGGTCTTGATTTCGCGGATGTCTTCCTTCTGGTCGACTTCATGCCGGCTGAATTCGCGGATCGGCAGGTAGTGGTCGCGTAACAGCGAGGTGATTTGCGTGGTATTGCCGCGCTGCTCCTCCTCGATCCGGCAGAAGCGCACATCGAATTCCCGCAGGGACTGGTTCAGGGTGGCGACGCCATCCTTGCGCAGTTCCTCAGCCTTGGCCGAAAAATCGTTTCGCAACGTGGCAAGCGCCATTTCGGATTCACGCCGGGCTGCGCGGTTTTCCTTCAGCAGGTAGCCGAAGGCGCCGCTGGCGGCGATCAGCAGGGTGAGCGACAGGCCGACGACCGCGATCCAGTCGGCCGCCGTCACCCCGGCACATCCCGGTCAGGCGCTACCGGCCATTCGAATTCCGCCGGAGACTGGATCACCTCCGGCAGCATGCGCAGCAAGTGCCGGTAGTTGGCCCAGGCAGCGCGCGCCTCCTCAGCCAGAGGGGTATCCGCGAGCTGGGTCCAATCACAGGCTGCCAGCAGGCGGTTGCGCGCCGCCCGCAACTCCGCCCAGGCCGGTCCGCTGGCGGCGAGGCTCGGATGGCCTTCTTGCAATTCCTCTTCGGCAAAGCCCGGCTGGGGATTGGGATAAACCCCGACAATGGCGCCCGCGCCGTCGCGCTCAACGTAAACCACGCTCATGTGTATTGCCCCCGGAAATCGATCCAGCCCAGCGTATTGATGCTGAGCGTCGTGGAGGCAACGCTCGAGCGCGCCCGGATCTGCTGGCTGGTATTGGTCGGCGTGTGCAGGGAAAAGGTCGTGGCCTGCGCCGTACCCTGGTTGGCACCGCTGACGCCGCCGACTGTCGTGTATGAGGGCGGAATATCGACCGCGTTCGGATCGGTGATCAAGACTGCCGCAGCGCTGCTGCACTGGACGGAGCCCTTCAGCAGCGCGATCATCTTGAACCCCGGCGGCACGCTGAGCGCATACAGGGTCGAGGTCGTGCCGAGTGCCGTCGTCGTCACATCGAGCGGGGCGCTCGCCCAGTAGAAATAATCGCCCAGCTGCGTGATGGTCGACAGCACCCCGGCTGCGAAATAGATCGAGCCGATGCGGCGACGCATCGTCCAGCCGGTCGGCATGGTCGGGGAGGTGGCGCTGAGGGAAATCAGAATATCGGCCGCATAGTAATCGGCCCGGCCGATCAGATGCACATGATACCAGGTGTTGCTGGCAATGCTGCCGGTATCGAGCGCCCCGGTGCCCGTGCCCAGCGTCCAGGTAACATTCACGTATTTGGTGAAGGCGGCAGTATTCCACATCAGGCCATACTGGCTGCTTTCCGAACTCGCCATGCCGATCGAGACAGCGATGGTATTCGTGGTCGGCTGGGTGATGGTGAGCCCGCCCAGAAACCCGCGCGGCGCATTGGCCGGTAGGCCGGTAACGCTGGACCAGACCGGCTGCCAGCTGGTGCCGCTATATTGCTTTACCAGATTGTTGGTGGTGTCCGTCCATAGCTGCGCCGCCTGCGCATTGCTGGGGGCGGCAGGGCCGGATTCAAGCGTGCTCAGCGTATCGAGCGCGGCGTTCATATTGGCGGTCTGCTGCAGGCCGGACACGGTGCCGGTCGTCGGCAGCACCAGGGAGTTCTGCGACATAGATTACCTCTTTTTAGAAATCGAAATTAGAAACCGTAGGAATACCAATCGATTGATCGGGCAACCGGTGACCCACTACTGTTCGCGACCTGCGCCGTGAAGCCAGTCGCGCTCTGCGCCGAGACGATCACATTATCGCCCGGGCTGCCACCGATGATCGTGGTGTGCAGCGAGGGCGTGTTCACGTAAGGGTTGGGAAATGTCACCGTCGTGCCGGCGCTGGGGATCGCCACCGCCACGCCGCTTTGCGCCAGCGGCTGCACATCGATGGTAACGGTAAGGCCCGTCAGCTGCATCATCACCTGCGGATCGCTCGTCTGCAGTGAAAGCCGCACCTGAATATACTGCGCGCTCACCTGGCCCTGGGTGAAATTGGTCCAGCTGCCATAGACGGCGTTCGTGCCGGCGGTCAGCAGCTGCGGCTGGATCGTCGCGGCGATGCCGACATTGTTGCCGAGAAAATCGGTGACGGTCAGGAAATTGCCGATGCCCAGCATGTTCGTATAGATCGAGGCGGCGTTGGCCTGCACGTTGATCGTCACCTGCGCCGTTGCCAGCGTGCCGAGGTTGATGGCGCTCGGCAGCGTATAGGTACCGCTGCCGACCCCGCCATCGTAGAGCGCATCGATGGTAAAGTAGTTCGCTTCTGCCAGCATATTGGCCGTGCCACCGAGCACCAGCGAATACTGGTGGCTGGCGTTGAACACTTTCACTAAGGCGCCCGCCGTCGTGCCCGGAAAACTCGCCGCGCCCTGATCGCTGTTGTAGAGGATGGTGCGGGTGAGCGAAGACTGCGCCACGGTCGCACTGATGGGTGTCGCCTGATAGACCGAAAATCCCGCCACCGGCTGCGCCCGCGCCGCCACCCAGTAGGTGCCGGTGCTGCTGACCGGGTATGAGGCCGCGCTCGAGCGGCCGATGAACAGCCCCTGCGCCCAGCTGGCGCCGCTGCGGATTTCGTAATCGAGCGGCCTGGTATCGGTGACACCCGTCCATTGCAGCACCGCGCCCTGCGGCCCGAGCGTCGAGGCAAGATTGGTGATCGCGGCGGGCGGTGTATTCAGCCCTTTTCCAGTCACGGTATAGGTCACCGGCTGCACCGTGCTGAGGCTCTGGGTGCCATAATTGCCGAAGACGTTGAAGGAGACGAATTTGATATAGAGCGTCTGCCCGATCATGGCCGGCGTGGTGGTATACTCGAAAATCGCGCTGTCGAGCCGCAGGAACGGCGCGCCGGCCGGATGGGCGGCAATCGCAGTGCCATACGCCCCCCGGACGAGATAAGTCAGGTTATACTTGCTGACGCCGGTCAGGGTCGCCGTGCCATAGGCCAGCAGCTCCCCACCGACATAGGCGAGCGTCGTCAAGGCCTGCGCCCCGTTGGTGCCGGCGCTCGCGAGAGTGCCACTGCTCTGCGTCAGGTCGACCGCCAGCGTATCGGTCTGGTCGATGGCGCTGCCGGCCGGCAAGGCCGCCGACAACTTCCCCCAGCGCGCAGCTTGCGTGACGCGGCCGATATTCTGGTAGGTCGCATTATCCTCGCTGACCCAGATATCCGCCCCGCCCCAGTTGGGCCCACCGGAAATCCCCAGCCAGATCGGCAAGCCGCTCCCACCCAACGATTGTGGGGGTTCGAAAATGATCATGGAATGCTCCTAATGGCAGGATGCGGGTGGTTTCAATTCGTTATGAGGCGGGTAAAAATAAAAGTTGATTCCACAATAATTTTAAACTATATGTTACTTCTAAGCTTAACAATCTGTTAATGGTCTTCATATGGATATGCGACTACGCCCGTTATTACGTTTACTGGCTGTTTCAGGCGTTGGCCTTGTAGCGGCTAAAAGCGTTGCAGCCGTACTTCAACAGGTAGGTGTGCCGCAGACGGCTTGTATAACTGCTGGTCTGGCTACGGCTATAAGTTTTCCTTTCCTACTGAAAAAGGCATTCCCAAACTTCTGGACGTGAACATTGAATTATAATAACTATTATACATTATAATTTTCTTATTAAGTGATCTTACTCCGGATACATAACCGTCCCCGGATCGACATTCGCGCCAACCGTATCGGCCAAAACCACCGCGCCCTGCTTCACGTAGAGGTTCGGCGCGGCGATGCCGGGGTTCAGATCCTCCGCCGTCATGGTCAGCGTGCCCTGCGCGTCTTCCTCCACCGACAGGATCCGCACCGGCGCCGCGTTCAGCCCCAGCGCCGTGTCGGTGATCGCGACGATATCCATCGGCTCCAGCGCGCAATAGCGCCAGCCGAGCCGAAACTGGTAGGTGTTGCGGCTGTAAACCTCCCGCTGCAGGATCAGCTGCGCCACCAGCGCCGCCACGTTGATATCGCAGATCGCATGCGCCTGGATCGGCGTCGCCGGCAGCAGCCCCACCTGGGCAATCGAGGCCTGATCCTTCACGTCGATCACCGCGACGTTATACTGGTTGGCGCGGTGCAGGAATTCCAGCTGCACGTGGTTCGAAAGATCGGCCGGCGCGCTACGCGATAAGGTCACCGGCCCATCCGGCTGCTCCAGGAAATCATCATCGGTCAGGTAGAAGACCGGCGTCAGGTTCGGCGTGAAGGTCACCCCATTGCCGGTGATCGGCGTATCGCCATAGGGCACGATCTTCAGCGTGCCGGCGGACCAGATCAGCGCCGCATTGGCCAGCTGCAGCAGGCTGGTGAGGTAGGTCTGCGCCGCCTGCTGCGCATCGAACACCGGCGAGAGCAGCAGCCCCGTCGCCACGCAGTAGTTGGAAAACTGGGTGAAATCTCCCAGCTGGGCCGTGGCCAGGCCGCAGCCATAGATGGGATTGGTCAGGAAATCGGCGATCACCAGCGCCGGGTTGGCATCGGGCGAACCCGCCACCGCGTTGCAGTAAATCCCCTGCACCTCGAAGCTGTGGGTCGGCAGGTCAGTCGTGCTACCGAGGTAATAATTCCCGGTCACTACATAGGCCGTGCCGGCATAGGCCAGCGCCTGGTCGGGATGATACGTCGTAATATAACCGAACGGCGTCTGGCCCGCCGCACCGGTATAGGTCGTGAAATTATAGCTGGCAGTGGTGCCGGTCGTCTTGCTGGCCCAGACCTGCCCGATACCGGCAATCGGCCCCTCGCAGAGGCCGAGCGCCACGGCGGTTGAATACGTCGTTGTATTCGCCGCCTTCACGCCACTATTAAGGCCACCCTTGCCGGTAAACGCCCCGCCATCCGTGCTGCTGATGCCGCTGGTGCCGAGATCGTTATACCAGATGACATTACAATTGACCCGCGTCGTGCCATAGACGATGGGCACCGCCACCGCCTGGGTGGAGGTCTGCACGCGCAGCGGCCCCAGCATGGGCGAAGACGCGGCAATGGGTTTGGAGCCAAGCAGTCCGCTCATGGGTGATCCTTTCAGATAGAATTATATCAGGAAGCGCCGACGGCTGTGCTATTCGCACCAGAATCGTTTATTTTCTAACCGGCATTTTTTGACATTCAGCGGAAGCTCAATATCGGTTTCTATTTTTGAATATTTATTTGGATAGCAATGAACTGTCACCGGAATATCCGTAGGTTTATTTGATAAATAATTCCATTCCTGAGGATCGTTATCGATATCATCATCCACATCGGGAGGAATTAACACGGGGAATGGTTTTTCATGCCCTACTTCTACACTGACATGAGAAACGATAAATGGGCACTCTAAATTTTCTGCTTTAGATGATGAAGAAATAAACAATAAAAATATAAACAGAATCTTAACCATTTATTTTATCCTAAGGATTAATAGTATAATATCGTGATCCACCTTCACTGGTATTATTTCCCCAGGCACTCCATGGAATACGAGAGATCGTTGGGCTTTGGCCACTCCACTGATTCAAAATTGTAATGCCCTCGTTGTCTTGTCCCAAATATATACCGGTATGGCTCATACCTGACAAGCCTCCCGGATTGTTGGCCGAACCATATCCGTTAGTGCCAGGTTGGCCATGATAATTGAACGTTGCAATTGCAGTGCCCACGGGGATGTCGGAATTACCCTGTACCAGCTCTCCCCTTTGCCATTGGCTGGCCGGCGGCAAATCTGGCGTCAGCGATCTGGTAAGCGACGCGCAGTTGCTATTTGGCCCGAGATATTGGCCATCCGAACTTTGAACAATTGCTTGCGCATCGGCGAGGCTATTGATGCTTGGCGCTGTGTAATAAGTTGAAAACGATGATGGCATTTCAGACGACGGCAGGTTCGCCTGTCCATAATCCGGCCGGTAGCTGGCGAATTCTACTCCCGGCATCAAACCATTAATGCGATGATTATTATCTTGATTATCTGAAGATAGCACCGGTGAAGCAGGTTCACGACCGCTTCCACCGTCACCACCCTCGCTCGTCCATCTACCCTGATCATCTCTTGGCTCGTTCGGGTCAAAACCAGCCTTCGCCAGCTCCGCCCGCACCTGCGCCTCGATCTTGATGTCCGGCTCGCCGAGATGGACCAGGGCGATCAGCGCCAGCGTCTGTTCGCCGCGATTCCAGGCTTTGATAGCTTTCTTGATGGTCGCCAGCTGCCCAGGATCGGCCAGGATCGCCATCGCCGCTTCATTGGGTTGCAGCCGGTTGCCCTGCCGCTTGGCCAGCGGGCAAGCCCGCAGCATCAGGCCAGCCTCATCGATCGTCAAAGCCGCTTTACGAATGATCAGCATCGCAAATTCCTCTCTGATCCCTGACCTCTGACATCTGATATCTGACCTCTGAAATCGACCGCGCTAAAAAACCGGCACTTCCGCTCCGCCAGCGGATGCTGGTCGCCATTGGCCAGCACCACGCCTTCTCCGACATAGGCATGGATCAGCAGCGGCCAGCGCACCACGATGCCGGCATGGCTGAAACAGCGCCCGAACTGGAACACCGCCACATCGCCCGGCCCAGGGGCCAGCACCGGTGCGGCATAATCCTCCAGCCAGCCGAGATAGCGCTCCTCGCCGCGATGCAGGTGCCAGTCGGGCGGGTAAGGCCGCGGGTCGATGGGCGGAATCACGCCCGCCGCGTGATAAACCGCCACCAGCAGCATGGCGCAGTCGGTGCCGGCACCCTTCACCATGCCCTCGTGATGGTAGGGCGTGCCCAGCCAGCTTTGCGCTTCTGCCACGATGGTGTCGCGCAGACTCACAACGCTGTTTCCGCCGGCGGGATGTAGGGAAAGCCGCGGAACCGCGTCAGGTTGTTATACTTGAATTGGCAGGTATTCATCGTCTTGTCGCAGCCCGGCCAGACGGTGAAAGTATCGCCCGCCGCCGGGGTGGTGCTGAGCGGCATGATCAGCGTCAAGATGCCGCCGGCCCAGCCGGCAATGCTGGCCTGCTGGCCGGTGGCGACACCGCTCGTCATCTTCAAATAACCCTGCGCGTAATATCCCGCTGGTTGCGACAGGGCGGTGACGATCTGCTGCGCCGTGCTGCCGGCCAGCACGCTGCTGGTCACTGCATAATTTGCCGCGTTCAACCCACAACCTGTATCGAACAAAGTCCGAGAACAGCCCGGCTGATAGAGATTGCGCGGCATCTGAATATCCAGCAGTTCGAGGTCGGAGCGCACGGTCAGCACCGCGCTGGTGCGCGTCGCCGTCACCGATCCCACCCGCCCTTCGAACAGCGGCACCGAGCCCGCCGTGGTATCGCCCCAGTACGGCACGCCATTTTGGTTGTAGAGTGGCATGAAAACGCGCTCCAGCCGCAGCCGCGCCCCATCCAGCATCCCCTGCTGCAGTCCCACCAGAAATTGCGTCGCGCCGATCAGGTCGGTCGCGGCGGGGTAGAGGGTGATCTCCAGCTCATCCACTTCCAGCCCGATCACCGTCTTGGTGCGGCCGCGCTCCAGCCGCAGGGTGGAGCCGAAATAGGTGTAGATATATTGGAAAATAATATCGGCCCCGGCATCGGTCAGCCGCAGCACCGTGCCGTTCGCCAGCGTGAACGTATAAAGATCGGCCATCTGGTACTGGTTGGTCGTCGCCAGCAGCGTTGCCAGCGCGGTCGAGACCGTCTTCATGGCGCGATGCCCATGAGGTCGACCTGGCCCCACGTCCATAGCTTGTTGGCAAAGTTCTCGAAATTCGCGGCATCGTCCTTGAAGCGCACCCGGAAATAATAGCTGAAGCTGGCATAGACATTGTAGCCATAGGGTGGTGCCGCCCCGAATTCGATGGCGTTCGCCCCGCTATAGCCGGCGACGCCGGTATAGGTGAAAGTCGAACCCGCCGACTGCGCGGTGGGGCCCGCCGTTACCGTCCCCATCGCGTTCAGCGCCCCGACCGGCTCGGTGATAGTGGAGAGCACGGTGCGCTGCAGGCGGAAAATCTGGGTGAAGCCGTCGGCCGCGCCCAGATACTGGTTGGTAACGCTGCAATCGGTCGGGTCGGTCAGCAGGAATTCGTCGAACGAGCCCTGCCGCGCCAGGAAGAACTCCAGCATGGTGCGGAATTCCTGGGTGGAATCATCGCGCAAAACCGGAAAAGTCAGCTGGAAATCGTAGACGGCGTTGCGGAAGGTCGCGGCGCGCAGTTCGCGCCCGCTGGCGGCGGTCTGCACGAGCGTATTGAAGCGCGGCTTTTTATAGACGCTCCAGCCCTGGCCGGGAAAGACCGGAAATGGCGTTGAGGACATGCGGTGTCTCCCTTATTATTTTGATACCGTCCCGCCCAGCTGGCCGAACACACTCAGCAGATCTTCCAGCCGGCGCGAGGGACTAGCCGCTCTTTCAGGTGGCTTCAGCCCCATTTTTGCCGCCAGCAGCAGATGCACGGGCGGGTGGTCGCGCCAGTAGCGGGTCAACAGGCCGAACTCGCCGAAGGTCATTCCATCGATCGTCGGAAAATCCCAGCCACACACAGTGGCCAGCAGGCCGTAAATTTCGTGCCATTCGATTTCCGGCTGGCTGGCTACTCCCCCGCGAAATCGTCCGCGCGAGCCTCCGCCGTCGGCCGCGCCAGGCCAGAGCCGGTCAGCACTGCGCTGATCAGGATGGGCACATCGGCAAAGGTCAGCCGGTCTTCGAGATCCTCCCGGGAAAGATCGGGATAGTTGCGGCCAAGCGCCGCATGCGCGATATCGACCACCGCATCCAGCTGCCCGGCATCGAAGCCGGCTGCCGGATCCTGCAGCCGGTCGAGCTTCGGCAGCAGCGTCCGCAATTGCCGGAAAGTCAGCGCCGGTACCACGAACTCGTCACCGCCCAGCCTCACCGTCAGTCCCTCATGCATGCTCATTCTCCAAAGCTGATTGTGCCGATGTTCTGGCTCGCGTCGCCATAGGCAGAGAAATCCAGTTCGGGGATGGTGAAGTTATCGTTCTTCGTCGCGAGGCTAAGCTTGCTGGCCACGCAGGCATTCAGAGTCAAACTCAGCGGCTTGCCGTTGAAAGTCTCGGTGAAAACCGCCTGGAAAGTCGGCCCGCTACCCATCACCTGGTTGGCAATCGCGGTGCGATTACCGCCGCTGGACGTATAGGTGTACGCGATAAGTACACTCGCCCCGGCATCACCGGCGGCAAAGGTGTAAATGCCCCCGGAAGTGCTGACCGCGTACTGTCCTGCCGCCGGAGCGGACGCGACCTTGGTCAGCGCCAGCCCCGTCGTAGCATAAGTCACGCCAAGGTCGGTAACGAATGTCGCGCCGTTGGTCGCCGTCACCTGATAGGGGTTACTGGCCGGCACGGCCCACGGCTCGGACGGAATATTCACCACACCGCCGGTAGCAAGAGTCTGGCCGAAGAACAGGTTGTTGAACAGCGCACCGTTCACCTGTGCAAACTTCGCCTTGCCGGTGATCTTGCCCTGGCCGCGCGCGATGGTCAGCGGGAACTGGTTTTGCCCGTAGAGCTCGCGCGTCTGGAAGGTGAAATCGATCTGGATATCCTGCAGCGCGCCGAACTTTGCCGGCGTGGCATTGGCAAGATCGCTGCGCACGCCGTACAGCGTGCCGCTGCCAAAACTGAACTGGGTCATCTTGGGTTCCTTTTTCTATGATGTCGTGGAAAAACTCAGCCGCCGGGAAGGGCGAAATTTCTCTGTTGCTGCTTCAGTCCAGAAACGATCTGGCCCATATTGTTCTTGATGAAGGCTGCCGCCGACTGGGAGTCGATGGCGTTGATATGAAAATGGGTATCGCCACCGCCCGCACCGGCGCCGTTATTAGCGTTTTCGACCATCGTATCGAGGCCCTGGCTGTATTTTGCCGGCAGAATTTTCTCGTCCTTGTGCACATAGGCCAGCGTATCTTCCGGCACTTGCCAGCCGCCGGCCGCCGAGGCGATGGAACTCGCCGCCGCCGCCACGGTCGCCTGGGCAGAAGCCGCCGGCACTGCCGCGCCCGGCCCCAGTGTCGGCGAGAGATTGGCGAACACCCCGGCAAAGGAGGTGAGCGCGCTGTTGTTGATGCTGCTGATGGCACTTTGTGCCAGCGAGGCCAGCATCTGGGTCGAGGCATCCTGTGCGATCGCCGTCTGGCTGTTGGCCCCGGCGAGGCTCGCCGCCGTCAAAGCGCCCTGCGTCGCCGTCCAGCTCGCGGTCATCGTCTGCCCCAGCGAGGCGAAATCGCTGGCAATCGCCTGGTTGGCCAGTTGCAGTGCCGTCTGCGTCGCGACGCCCTGGGCATTGATGCCGGTGAAGGTCGTCTGGATGAACTCGTTCACCTGGGAAAACGAGGCCGTCATCTGGGTGGTGAGATTACCCCAGCTCTGCTGCATCTGCGCGGCACTACCGGCCACGGCATCGTTGGCGCTGGCGAGGCCATCGGTCAGCGGCCCGGTATCGGCGCCAATCTGAATAGAAACGCGGTCGACCATGGGGTACCTCGTGATGTAAATTGAAGATAGCCGTCAGCGGCAGCATCGGGCGATGCGCCAGCCGGAGGTCAGTCGCGATAACTGGAGTCGGTTAGTACTGCCGCCGAGCGGGGGGGACGATGAATCAAATTACCTTCTGCGTCGTAGTCCGCTCGTTTGGCAAACCAGCAGTGATCGCTAGCGAGCGTCGGAATACCTACAGTAGGCCAACTAGCAGAAATTCTAGCGAGAAGTTCATCTGATGTGCCTTGCCAGAAATTGAAACCGAGATCAGCCTTCATATAACCTGGACACACGCCATTAGCGATCAAGCCACGGGCGACCTGCAGCGATTTTTTCTTCACCTCTGCATCAGATGTTATTTTTTGATTGAAACTGAATCGCGAGGCAAGCTGGGCAAGAGCCACAATATCAATTTCTGCTTCACGCGTGTAATCCTGGATTATCTCTTCTATAGTTTCCATTTTAATCTCCGAGATAATGGACCTTAAAGAATCCTGTAGTCGGCAGGTTTATATCAAGAGCCGGTGGACCGCTTTTGGTGCTGGTACGCAATCCTATAGTACCCATATATCCGGGCAAGGCCATCAGTTTTCCATTGAACCCTGGCGGTGTTACATCGCGGGCGCCTATTGTCAGGTAATTAAACGCTGCTTGTGCTGCTTTGAAACCTCCCGGCATTTCTCTTGCATCTTTACTTCCACCTGCTTGCCCATGAGCTGACCATCAGGGCTCACGAAATCGGTTGCCCTTGCAACGAGATCGGACCAAGCTTCGCCTCCAGATCATCAGCGGCATCGCCACTTGCAAGATCTTCATCACTATATTTTGTTTTTAGAAACTCACTATCCGGGTCAAGCTGGCGCAATGTGTTCTGTACGCCAATAAACCTGGCCATGCCCGGCGTCAGGCCAAAGATCCCCTCTTCGCTTTCCTCCTCGCCGGGCTCTTCCTCGGGTGGAAGTTCAGCCTGCACCGGTGTGGCGGAAGGCAGCACTGGCTTACCGTCAGCATCGAGCGTCGTGTGGTAAACGCCATCGTCGATGGTGCCTACATCAGTATCGCTGGTCTCGGTATTGCCAGGCGACGTGATCGTAACGGGCTGCTTGGCAGCACTACCGCCCTCGCTCGTCCACATCCCCTGATCGTCGCGCGGCTGGCTGAGGTCGAACCCCGCCTTCGCCATGCGCAACAGCTCGCAATGCCGCAACCAACCAGGGCTGGGCAATGCTGGCCCCAGCTCCGGTGCACCCAGATGCACCAGCTTGATCAGGGCAAATGTTTTCTCGCCCCGGTTCCAGGCGGCGATGGCCTTGCTCACCGCCGCCGCCTGCTCAGGCCGCACCAGCCGGCTAACAGCCGCCGGTCGGGCTTTCAGCATCCCGCCGCAAACCTGCGCCAGCTTGAGCGTCCCATAGTGCAAGCCATCTCCATCGATGGTGAGCGCCGCTTTCTGACTGGTCAGCATCTTACCTCCTACGGCACCAGAATGCGCACCGGCAAAATGACCACGGCTTGTTCACCCAACACACCCTCATCCGTCTCCACCCGCCCCTCGATCCAGGCATGCTGCACCAGCCCACCCAGCGTCTGCGTGCCGCTGGCGTCGGGCAGCAGCATGGTTTCGACCGCATCGAGCAGCGGGTTCAGGATGCTGGCCGGCGGGGTGAAGGGATCCTGGCTGCGGGCATAGAGGTACAATTCGGCGATGAAGACGCGTTTGGGCGGCAGGCCATCCACCCGCGTGAATGTCTCGCCCTTCTGCACCAGGAACAGCGCCGGCTGGTTCGGCTGCGGCACATCCTCCCAGTGGCGCAGCTTGCGCGAGGTGGTCTGGAAGCCGCTAATCGTCTGCAGGCGCATAAACAGCGCCTGGTATATCGCTTCCCGCGTCGTCATTCGGAAAACCCCCGCAGTAAAAGATCGCGCAAACTGGCGATGATCGAGCGTTTCGAGACCGGCGGGGTGATCGCCAGCGGCAGTAATCCGCGCGCCGCCGGGCGCAGGTCGAACCGCGCCTTGGCATTCGCCAGCTCGCGCGTGATATCCGGGCTCACCACATCACCACGCGGCGATAGGCCGAAAGCAGCGTCTTGATGTCCGGCGACATGTCGAGGATCGTGAAGCTCACCGTCTCCCCGCCGACCGCCTTCGATTGGTGGCCGATCCGGTCGCGCTCGCGGTAGCGCAGCGCCACCAGCTCCGTCGCCGCCTGTTGCACATCGGGCGGCACGGTGGCGTAGCCCGCGGTGTACGTCACCTGTACGTTCCCGAAACCGCGCTCGAAATATAGATCGTTCAGCCGGATCTCGGTCGGGGTAAACAGGTATCCCGCATTGGGATAGGTGCCGCTCGCCGGGTTGCTCACCGGGTTCACCGTCAGCCTGCCGACGGTCAGCGAGGCGACGCTGGTAACGGGATAGTTCATGAACACCAGCCGCTGCCCGCCCGTGCCGTCGCGCACCTCGGTATACGTCGCCTGCAGCAATTGCCGGTTCAGCCAGGTCTGGATAAACTGGCTGGCTGCGGTAACCAGCCCGGTCAGCAGCGTATCGTCCTCGGTGCTAGTGCCGGGAATGCCCAGCCACGCCTTCACCGTCGGCAAATCGGTCAGATCGCCTGTCGCCATGGGACACCTCGTGATGTGGGGTTAAAAGACAGAAGTCAGCGCGGCGGCATCGGGCGATGCGCCGACTCAAAGCGAAGGATAAGTCAGAAACTAAGTACCGGTTTTGCCGCTTTGAGCGGCCAGACGACGTAAGCTATTGCCTTCTGCATCATAGTGCGAACGCTTAGCAAACCAGCAATGGTTAGTCCCGAGATTAGGGATCCCGTTCACTGGCCAGCTAGCGGCAATCTGAGCCACGAGTTCATCAGGAGTGCCATTCCAAAAATTAAAATCATTATTTTTTGTCATGTAACCGGGACAGACGTCATTGTCGATCAAACCGCGCGCAACCTGAAGAGATTTTTCTTTTATCTCCTGGTCTGATTTTATTTGGTTATATATCTGGAAAAAACTAGCAATCTGCCAAAGGCCTACAAAATCGACCTTAGCTTCATTCAAATAGTTTTTGGTGATTTCATTTACTGAATACATTTTATTTCTCTATGTAGTGAATCCGAAAGAGCAAATACCCCGGAATATTTGCGTCGATTGTAGGCGGCCCATTGTCTGATGACACAGGGCGATAACCAATTATACCGGCGTTACCCGGAAGTTTCATCAGCTTTCCATTATATGCTGGAGGTGTGATCTCGGTAGCGCCAACCGTCAGGTATTTGAACGCTGCTTGCGTTTCAGCATCAGGAGATGCGCTTACCATTTCTCGTACATCAGGACCGCCACCCTGTTGACCAATTGGCTGACCACCTGGCAGTAGAAATTCGAGAGCACGTTCTTTTGCAGCATCTCCAGCCGCCGTTTCCAGGTCATCCGCCGCTGCCCCGGATGATATATCCGCTGGCAGGTACTTTTGCTGTAACGCTGCATTGTCCGGATCGAGTTGTTTCAGAGTATTGTACGCACTTACAAAGCGCTCACCCGCCGAAGTTAGTCCAAAAATGCCCTCTTCGCGCTCTTCCTCTTCACCATCTTCGCCAGTTGGTTCTTCCTCGCCAGGTACTTCCGCCTGTGCTGGTATGGCTGAAGGCAGCACCGGCTTTCCGTCATCGCCAATCGTAGTATGATAAACGCCATCATCGATAGTACCGGCATCGGCATCGCTCGCCCCCGCATTGCCAAGCGGCGTAACGGTAACGGGCGGCTTAGTAAAACCACCGCCCTCGCTCGTCCACATGCCCTGGTCGTCACGTGGCTGGCTGGGGTCGAACCCGGCCTTCGCCAGCTTCACCAGCTCGCAGTGTCGCAGCCAGCCGGGGCTTGGACTTGCCGGCCCCAGCGCCGGCGCACCGAGATGCACCAGCCTGAGCAGGGCACTCGTCTTGTTGCCGCGATTCCAGGCCGCGATGGCTTTATCGATCGCTGCCGCCTGCTCCGGCTGCACCAGCCGGCGGAAGGCTTGCGGCCGGGCTTTCAACATCCCACCCCGAACCTGCGCCAGCTTGAGCGCCCCATAATGCAGCCCATCGCCATCGATGCTCAGCGCCGCTTTCTGAATGATAAGCATCGGCCCTCCCTACTGAGAAAGCAGAGGCCGTTCTGACCTCTGATCCCTGACTTGCACAAATCGATAATTCGTCAGGCCGAGTCAGATAGTGAGTCGTTTTCGAGCACCGGAGCGTAAGCGGACTAAAGTCCGTGCGCACCGGCGCGCAGGAAACGGCCACTAGCTGGCCGGCATGGCGGATTATCCGTTGGCGATATTGGTGATCATGCCAAAGGCCGGCGGGAAGTAGTTCTGCAATACCTCGTCCGTATACACGCCGTACTCGTAGCGGCGGGCGTGCAGCGGCCATTCCAGCTGGTAATAATCGCGCCGCGTCTTGATCTGCAGCACGTTCGAGACATTGGACAGCGCATAGGGGATCGAGCTCGAATAGAAAATGATCGTCCCAGTCGGCACGTTCGGGTGCAGCATCACCTTCACCAGCGCCCCGCCATCCATCGTGTAGCGGTTCAGGTAGTTGCCGATCACCGCGCCGGCATTCACCACCACGCCACCGTTTTCGAGGTTGAAGCGGAAGAGCGGCGCGCCGCCATTGCCGATCACTTTTTTCGAGATGTTCAGCATTTCCTGGCTGGAAACCAGGATGTGGTCGGGCGAGAGGCGGTAATTGTCCCAGAAGCTTTTCAGCGCCGCATCGATTTCGACGATGCCGCCGGCGCCGTCCGCCGTCAGGGTCGAGCCGATGCCGGCCGTGCCGGTGGCCAGCGAGGCATAGTAGGCATTGCTGCTCGAATTCGCGATCTGGCTGATCAGCCCATCGAACACCAGCGCGTTCTGGCTGTTGTCTGTCGAACCCATGGTGCTCGCCGCTTGGGTGCCGACCGCCGTCGCCGTAATCGCCACCGAGTTGATGGTGGTGATGGCACCCAGCGTCACCGAGCCGGACACGCCCCAGTACCAGGCATAGGCCACGGCACCCTTCACCGGCGTGACCGTCGCCTGGATGGTGCCGTTCGCCGCCGGCGTAACCGTTGCCGCCGCTGAGATTTTCGCCGACCCACCGCCGAACGTATCGACCGTGCCATCCGCATTGGTGCGGCTGATCGCGGTCGGCACACCGGCCGCCACGCTGGAATTCACGAAGCCGTCGAAGGCCAGTGCCACGCACTGCACCGTGTAGGCGCTGTTGGCCAGCGTGCCGCCGCCCGCAATCGCCGTGACGGTCGGCGTCGGCGTGGTGCCAAGCGCCAGCGAGGTATTGCCGCCGATGATCATCTTCTCCTCGCCGATCATCAGGGAGCGCAGCAGGCCCTGTACGGCGCGGTTTTTGGCATCGTCGAACCCCTGCGCCGCGAAATCAGCTTCGAAGGTCACGTTGTCCTCCAGGCCCAGGCCCTTATACGTCATCGTGTAGGAGGTGACGGTCGTGCTCAACACCCCGCCGCGATTGCCTTCCGAAACGCCGACCGACAGGCCGCCGGTATTGATGCCGGTAATCGCGCGCCAGTTGGTGGCCGTGCCGCCATTGCCCGCGACGCGCGGGATCATGTTGCGCAGCGGCGTGATCACCGGGTAAAGCGTCAGCGCTGGCGCTTGCAAATCATAGGAGACGAGGCCGGTCGCCTGGGTGAAAGACTTCGCCAGCCCTTCGATAGGGTTATTGTGCGATTCCTTGATCAGATCGAGAGTCGTGTCGGTCATGGACATGTGTGTTCCTTGTGTGAAGTTAAGATAAGCGGCGCCGGTATTGGCCCGGGAGTGCCGCGGAAAACGAAATTCTGGACATGAAAAAAGCCGCTTAAGGGCGGCTTTTTTCAGAGTTGAAACTGAGTGCGTGTTTAGAACGCCAGCAGCCAGCTTTCTGCGTCGTAGACATTCATGAAAGCCATGGAGATATTCTTGATAAGATTATCCATGTAGCTCTGATCGACGAATTTCTTTTCGACTTCGGCTTCGTCAACGGTGACTTTGCTCACAAAGCCCTTTGAAAAGTAGTTTCCTAAATGCAGCTTGTCATCGATGGTTTCATACGTGAACTGGTTCTGGTTCAGGTATTCATAAACTGTTTCTCCAGAGAAAAAAAATCCCTGATGTTTATCAATATAGTTGTCGTCAGGACTATCGAGACAATCAATGACGATCAGACAATTCTTATCTTGCCCCTGCAAAACCTTCTGTAGATAGTCGATAAATGCGTCGTCGCCATTCCAATACTCTCCAGTTTTAAAGTTCATCGCACGCTCCAGCGACGTACCCTCTGGCACGAACGCCAGGCAGTGTGTGAAGTTCTCGAAGCAGGGCCCAACCTGCGGAGGAATTTTATTACGCCAGCCGTAGAATTCGCTGCGCATGTAGTCGAGGCCCGGCTGCTTGAGATCGAGCGCAATATACTTACTCATCATGATCAGGCCTCCTCATTAAACACGAAGCTTCTTGGTTCCATGGTACCATCAGGAAACCAGCGATAACCATCTTTATTGGGGTAGTTCGGTGTGCGAAATTTTGGCACGTAGTCATAGTGCGGTTTAATGGGCGGTTGATGATCGAAGTCCGGATGCAAGCTACTTCCATCCTTGCGCTTAACCCAAGCGCCTCGATCATCACCCGGCTGACTTTCCCGGCCGCCGTGCCACTCATGATCCGGCGTCGGTGGTTTGGTGGGATCGTCTGGAAATTTGTCTAAAGGTGGCTTAACCATGTTCGGCAAATCATCATCTGGGATCTCCTCTGGCGAAAGCCCGTCCTCGGGAAATTCCCCATTGGGCAGCTCCTCCGAACTCGTCCCCGGCAGGAACAGCTCCTGCGCTGGCATGTAGCCAGCCGGCTGGTAGCTTGCACCGTCAGCGTCATCGTCGGCGCTCTCGTGCCGGCTATCGCCAGCCGCAGCATTCTCGCTCGTCCATCGCCCCTGCGCGTCGCGCGGCTCATTAGGATCAAACCCGGCTTTCGCCATGCGCACCAGGTACTGGTGCCGCAGCCAGCCCTTGCTTGGCGCTAATTCAGGCTGGCCGAGATGCAGCAGGTAGATCAGCGCCGTCGCCTTATCGCCCCGGTTCCACGCGGCAACGGCCTTTACCACCGTTCCCTGCGCCGCCGCCGGCAACCGGTTGAGCGCCGCCGGATAGGGCTGCAACACGCCCTGCCGCGCCTTCGCCAGCTTCACCGACCCCAGCCGCAGCCCGGCATCGTCGATCGCGAAGGCGCTCTGGCGAATGATCAGCATGGTCGATCAAAACAGTCTGATCGGATTGCGATGCGCCTCCCTGATCAAGCTCAGCGTATCCTGCGGCTCGGCGGCCTTCGCCAGTCCGTCCGCGCTCTTGTCGACCGCCAGCAGCACGCCCTTGCCCGGCAACGGCTGCCGGCTGAGCCGCTCCAGCTCGGCGGCAAGCTGCGTGCACTGGGCGCTCATCTTCGCGATGCTGGCCTCATACTTGCGGATGTCGCCCAGCGCCACGCTCATTGCCACCGTATCGTCCTCGGTACTGGCCACCGTTCTCGGCTTGCGCGCTTTTGCCGGCGCCCTGGCTGGAGCCACGGCGACCGGCGCCGCCACCTCGCCACCGGCATCGAGATACGCTTTCAGTGGCTTCAACAACGTAAGGATCGTCGCACCATTTTCCCCATCCGCCGCTGCCAGCGCCTCATTAACCGCATTCTGCAAATCGCTCCACCAGTCCGGCTCGTCGTCCTGGCCCGCCACGCTCGTCACCTTGTAGATGTCGAATACCGCCTCGGGGTTGGCCGGCCGGTCGACCAGGCTGATCTCGTGCAGCTCGATCTGGGTGATCACATGGCGGTTGGCCGGATCGCGCTTCAGCGCCTTGCCGCCGATCGAAAACCCTTTGTAAACACCCTCTTTCACCTTGTGCCAGGCAAGCGGATCGACCACCTTCGCTGCCAGATAAAGCCCCTTGTGATCGATCGAGGCTTCTTTCGCCACGCCCACCGCCGAGGCGCCGTGCATTTCCCGGATATTGGCGAATTTCAGGTAGCTCGGCAGCGCCGCCTCCAGCGCCTCGCGCTTGACGATTTCGTGCTGGCTGTCCAGCGCCTCGGTCGAGGCATAGCCGAAGACGAGCTGCTGCTCTTCGTCCAGCTTGGTGATGGTGGCGAATAGTTTCATGGGTCCTCGTCCGGTTAGGGGGAAATGCGGGCAATAAAAAAGGCGCCCGGAGGCGCCTTGGTATTTATTCCCTCTCCAGGGGGAGAGGGCTGGTAAGGCTTGGCCTGCAAGGCCTTAGACTTACCGGGTGAGGGGCGGCGGCAGGAATAAGTCGCCGACCGTTGGATTATCTAATATGAAATCCGAGCTTCACTTTCTCTTCCACCTTATACAAAGCCTCGCCGCTGGCATTCAACAGCCCGGAATAGACCGGCGCGTTGTCCTGCTCGAAAATGGTCACGCTGTCCGGCATGTGAATATAATCGTCGACCGCGCTGTCGTAGTAACTGGCGCGCGGCGCGGCAGGTTTTAAGCCCGGTAGTGTCGTGTAGCGCGTGGTCATTCCCTCATTCCCTGTCCTGGAGTTGGTATGGCCGGAGACCCTTTTCGCCCCTTCTATCCGGCTCTTACTATGGCATAGGAATGGTTAATTTAAGCTTTATATGAAGCGCAAGTTAATTTTGTTCCATGTCAGCAAAAATTTTTCTGCGCCTGCACCAGCGAGTCGAGTAAGCGATCATTATATATTAAAAAAGATGCCACCTGACATTAGAGTGGATCAACCACTTTGTCTCCCAGATTACTCTTCTATAATTATTCCCAAGTTTATCTCAGCAGCGACCGTTACCATTAATTTGATGCGTAGCTCTGTGTTAAGATTTGGTGTAAAAGTTTTCCATCCAGCCTCATACTCAAAGTACGAATCTAGTGGATCTCTCTGATCGTATGGATCTGGTTTCGCCAAGCTAAGTATCGTTTGATCAGATGATAATTCAGAGTATATATCCCAATACGCTTTGGTCCAATAAGTTAAATATTCCTCATAGTCATCTGACTTTCTCCATGGCTTGTTTGGCGTGTCACAAAGTACGCTGTATCCTTCTTCGAAGAGCCACTCTGTAAGATTAGAAGTACTTGTATCTAATAGTGGATTGGGATAGTCGACACTACCCAAATCCAGCCTTTTTTCTGGAAATCCTGGTATGTGGCCATCGAGCCGTTGGTCAACCATCCGACAAAGCTGCTTCACAAGATGTCCTCCTTGTGAAATAGTCCGAATGGCTTTTTTTTGACCTTTGAGCTGAGAGGAAACAGGTAGGCCAGCAGTGAACAAGTGCTGTTGAGTCGAAGGTAGGCATTGGTCCTTTAATGCATGTGCCAGATACACGATCGCCGCTGAGAGTGGTAGGCCCGCCCACATATATAAAGCTATTATCTTTTGAACAGCTGTAATGCCCCATAGTAAATTTAGAGTGTCAATGTTTAAAGAGCTTCTCCTAAGAAAATACTCATATAAGTCCATCTTGCGATACTTCATTATCCTGTTTTTCCCTCTAATGCCTTTCCGAGAGCAACATATTCTAATCAAGATGGCTCTTAAATGTTTAATACGCGCTAAGATATAAATACGCCTCACCGGGACACCCTTTCTTTCCACTGGAACTCGATCTCCGGCTCCCCGAAATAATCCGCCAGCAGCCGGTCCAGCAACTCCTTCACCCAGCGCTGCCCCGTTGGATCAGTGGGGGCACCAGACCCTCGGTCGTCGCCGTCTCCTGCTGCGTTTCGGCTGTCGCCCGGTTGGTTTGCTTCACGAAGGCCGTCGGCGGCAGGCTGAACGCAAAGCACACCACCCACGCCAGCCACTCGTCGAAATCGTCCTTCAGCACCGGCTCGCGCAAGTTGCTACGGTGTCTGTTCCCCTACATAATCATCAGGCAAAGAAATTACGGCTATCGGAAGAAATTTTCCATTTTTGAAATTATAATAATACTCACCGTTTGGACGTTCTTCATCAGGCCGTCCGCGAAACATGATCAAACTACTATCAACTTTGAAATCGAGCGGATCGAAATAATCTGAGTTAGCCGATGCAATGTAATAAGGAAACCAAGTTACGTAACCAGTCTTTGCATCAAATATGAAACCACGAATACACTCTGTACCGCAACCAAATGTACTTACTATATAATGGCCTGCAAAATTTGGCTTTAAGCCTGAAGTACTCCATATTATTGTACGATAATAATGATCATTATTTCTGAATTTTGGCTTATGAGTTAATCCTTTATAGTAATCACTAACCGGATATTGTTTAAAGTTTGGCCTTTGTTCATCCGCAAAAGCATTTGCAAAGAAAGTAGCGTAAAACAGGGATGCTGAAAAAACGAGAGCCTTGACCATTAATACTTTCCCTTTTCATTCCATACTGCACGTGCCCGAGCAACAGATTTATAGTGATTTAAAATATACCTAATCCCGCCTTGGGCCTCTTCAACTGCGTTGCCAAAAGATTTTTTACCACGGGGATTAAAGTGATAGTTTTGTTGAGTCAGCTGAAAAAGCCCTCGCGCGGATGATGGTTTACTTCCTGGCTGAGGATGATTTCGTTCATCTACTTCTCCATTCGACTCCTGTGTCATAATCCAAGCTAGATCATCATATTGATCATCTGGGATACCTTCAAGTTGCATTGCTCTTCGCAAAGCATCCTTTGAAGATTGTGGAATATTATCCGGATCTTTTTCTACCCACTTGTCCCCAAGTGGTGCCGGATGAATTCCAGAAAGATTAGCAAATTCCACCCCTGGCATCAGCCCGTCATTGACGATTGTATCCTCACCATGAACAACCAGCGGAGTGGCTACAAGGCTCGTATCGGCGGAAGCCGCAGTGCCGCCGTCGCCGCTACCATCATTCGGCGCTTCCGGGTTAGGTGCCGGATCGGGCCGGATCGTGATGTGCGGCACGCCATTGCTGTCGACGTCCACGTCCGGCTCATCATCGCCGCTCAGGGTCGCCGGTGCATCGCCGGAACTCCCGTCCTCGCTCGTCCACATACCGTGATCGTCGCGGGCCTGGTTTGGGTCGAAGTTGAACTTGCCGACTGGGGCCGGGCTGAGCGCCGGCCTTCCATCCAGCAAATTCTTCCCCAGCCCCAGCTCATCGCGCACCTCGGCCACGCTCTTCACCCCCGCCGCCAGGTAGATCTGGTTCACCTGTGCCTGTACCAGCGGGTCGAGCGAAGGCGTCGTCGCCCACTGGAACTCGATCTCCGGCTCCCCGAAATAGTCAGCCAACAGCCGGTCCAGCAGCTCCTTTACCCAGCGCTGTAGCGGTACCAGCCCCTCGGTCGTTGCCGTTTCCTGCTGCGTCTCGGCCGTCGCGCGGTTCGTCTGCTTCACGAAGGCCGTCGGCGGCAGGCTGAACGCAAAGCACACCACCCGCGCCAGCCATTCGTCGAAATCATCCTTCAGCACCGGCTCGCGCAAGGGCTGGTACTTCAAATCCCCCGGCACGAACTTCGTATGCCGGCGGGCGGCGAGGTTGCCCTCCAGCAAGCTGTCCCAATAGGCCTGGAACTGGCTGATCTGATCCGGCGTCCAGTCGTTCGGCACGCCGATCAGCGCTTCCGGCGTGTTGCCCTCGGTATAATAGTTCAGCACGCTCACCTGCTTGCGGAGCGCGATGTTTACCGTCATTACGATCTGCTCGACCGGGCCCATCCCGTAGATCTTGTGCGGGCGCGGGTTGCGGGGCAGGTACAGCAGCTCGTCCGCCGCATAGTCCACCGCCGGCAGCCCCTTCAGCACCTGCTGGTAGGCGACCGAGGGCGGCAGCGGCGTCCGCCCCCGCTCGTCCAGCACCCGCTTGATCGTCGCGCCGTCGATCACTTCAAGGGCATAGGGCTGGCCGCCGACCGTTCGCCGCAGGTACAGGGTCGGCGCGTCCAGCACTAACAGGTCTTCCAACAGCAGGCGCAGCCACTGCGTCCAGCAATGCTCGCCATCCGGGCGGGCAAGGAACCGCTGCAGCGCCTGCAATTTGGCCGGATCGGGAGTCGCGGTCGAGCCCGGGCGCTGCTGCAGCGTCCAGTCCAGCTTTTCGATCTGGTCCTTGCGCGTTTCGATGATCAGGCGCAGCAGATCGTAGCTGTCGGCGAGCGCCCGTAGCTGGTGGAAGCTGATCGGCTCTTCCGAGCGTGGCCGCGCCAGCACGTTATATCCCACCGGGTAATCGAAGGCGCGGCCGGTTACGCTCGCCGGCGCCTGCGGGGCCAATGGCTGGGAAGGGCCGAACCAGTCGCTTGGCGTAATACCGGTTACGGCATAGCGCAGCCCGGCCGCCACGCGCTGCACCACCCCGGCGGGCACGGGCGTCACTTGGGCAACGGTTTCGTCACGGGCCATTTGGGTGGTTCCTCTCTGTTTGGGCAGCATAGAAGCCGAGCAGCCCCGGCGATGATGATGTCAGCAACAATTCACTCAAACCCCAGACCAGTGCATCGAGGCGGTCGGGCGATTTGGCGGTGTGGCCGGTCCACGAGACCATCTGGTCTTCCAGCGCCGGGAAAGCGCCGACATGATGGACACGGCCCTGTTCGTAAAACGCAGCGACCGGTTCGGCCCGCAACCGCTTGCCGCGCGTTGCCCGCACGGCGCGATAGGGTACCGCCGGATCGACCATTCGCACCATTTCAGCCACCAGATCGCCGCCCTGATTGGCTTCCGCCACGATGCGGTCGGCCTGATAATAATAGTAAGCCTCGATGGCGGTACGCGCCCAGCCATCCGGCGAAAGGCGGCCCGAGAGATCGGCCAGCACATAGGCACGGGGCCGTTGCAGCGGGCCGGCCAGTCCGGCCACGATAATGCCGGTCTCGTCCGACCCCGCATGCGCCGTCACCGCCGGATCGATGGCGACGACCACCCGGCTGAACTCCGGCGCTTGTTTTACGCGGCCGCGCTCCAGCGTTTCGCGTTTCCACAGCGCGCCATCCGCCTCGTCCAGCAGCTCGGCGTCGAGTTCCTGCCGGCCGATGCTGGTGCCGCCATAGGTGCGCAGCAGCCGGCCGACATAGCTCGGCGCCAGGTTGATTTCATTGTCCAGGGTCTTCCCCCGCGTCACCAAGGTCGTCGGGTCGTCGACCAGGCGGCGCAGCAGGGCCCGCGGCTTGGGAGTTGTGGTGATCACCCGGCGCGGGTCATCACCGGCCCGCAGCGTCATCTCAAGATTGATCCAGGTTTCTTCCAGCCGGCTCCACGCCGCCAGCTCGTCCGCCCAGACCCCGTCATGGTTCGGGCCGCGCAGCCGCTCGGGCTCCTCCGCCGAATACAAATCGGCGGTGGCGCCATTCGGCCAGGTCAAAAGACGCTTCGAGGGCTCGAACACCGGGCGGAACCACGGCGGAGAGACAGCCAGGATGCCGCTTTCGCCCTCGACCATCGTGCGCCGCGTATCGTGCGCCGTGGCGCCGACCAGGGCCAGGCGCCGGCGGCTGCAGCTTTCCACCTCGAAGCGGATCCATTCGGCGCCGGTGCGGGTCTTGCCATAGCCGCGCCCGGCGAGGATCAGCCAGGTTTCCCAGTTCTCGGTCGGCGCCAGCTGCTCAGGCCGCGCCCAGAACGCCCATTCGTAAAGCAAGAGCGCCGCCTCTTCAGGGCTCAGCGCCGCCAGGATGGTTTTCAGCCGCGCTTTTGGCAGCGAGGCGAGCCAGCTTGCGTTGCAGCGTGGCGCGCGCGGTGCGGATGATCGGATCGGCATCGCGGCTCCCTGTGGTCTCGGTTTCGGTGGCAGCTGTCTTTTTGCGGCGCGTTTTGCCGGCCAGCTCGTCGCGCACCAGTTCCTTCGCCTTCGCGTGCAGGTAGGGTGCCGCCAGCTTCGCCATCTCATCCCGCCGCTCCGGGTCGGCAGCCTCATCGCGCAGCACGGCCAGCATGTAATCGAGCGGTTTCGGGGGTTTTGCCGTGGCGGGTTTTGGTGGGGATTTTTTGGACGCGGGCTTTTTGGCAGCAGGTTTTTTCGGAGGAAGGGCCGCCATGCACACCTCAATAAAAAACCGCCTGCCCGATAAAGGCGGCGACTGGATAATTTCGGCTGGAGGCGCAGTGGCCCTGAACCAAGTCAATAACGTAAAGGCGCGAAAAGGTCAAGAAAAATCGTTCCGGTTTTGTCCAGACGATATCTCTTTCGTTACAGTGAGGGTCTTCCTATGGTCTGGCGCGAGGCTTAGGCGGCTTGGTGTCCATCATCAAGTGGAAACCCCTCGAAAACACTTTCGACATTCTTTCCCAACGTAAACTCAAAGCCCTGGACGTTGTTAAGGGCCGGTATATTACCCTCAATATAGTCGAACCCTTGTCCTTCATGGATGGCTTGAAGAATACGGCAAGGCGTTACATGTGAAACGGAGAGGACAAGAGTCCCCGGATCGGATGCCACGGCAAGATAATCATGGTAGTAATCGCGCAGTCTCTCTTCCACGGATTGCACACTTTCGCCGATGATCTCGCGCTGGTCGGAAAAAACCCGTTCAAAGCCTTCTTCCATTCCTCTTTTTTTGAATTTTATATCGCGGCTGCGCATATCGGGAATGTAACCGTCGATCGTGATATCGGGCAGAAACTGTTCGACGCGCGCCAGCATGATACCGGCCGTCTGCAACGTTCGCAGAAACGGCACAATCAAGCCATTGCTTTGCATACAGGCGCTGATAATCGGCTGAATATGCGTGATCTTTTCGTTTTGGCAGTAATCTCGCAGCCAATAACCGGCAAGATCGGCCTGCCTTGCCCCCTCGAGATTAAGCGGGGTCAGCTGGTTATCGGAGTCTATTTTCCGTATATTCTTATCGGTCTGGCCGTGGCGGAAAAGAAGATTGGGCATGAGGCCCTTTAACAATCAAACTTAAACATCAGGTTACATTACACTCAATCCTCGTTGTGGAAGGTTGAGCGTCTAAAATATCCTGGAGATCAGGATCAGGCCCTTGATGCTCGGGTTGCGGTGGTTCGCCACGCCATAGAATTCTGAAGTTGCGAAGCGTCGATGGTTTGGAGGTATCGCACATCACACGGGCTAATGCGGCATAATCGAGTGCCAGTTCTTCCCGGAGAACCAATGCGTCTTCCGGCGGCCGATTGGTTAAGCATGTCAACAGATTATAAAATATCGTGCCTGTGTCGGCAATATACAGAACTATGCTAATTCCCTGCTCGATCGCTGCATCTTCGGCTTTTTGCACAACCTTACTGTTGCGCTTGAAAACATCATGTTTACTCTCTCCGAGAGAGGGCCGTCCCATCCATGGGCCGAGTTCGTCAAAACTGGCGCAGCTTTCTGGATATAGAAGATGATTTCGGCGGTCGATCCTGGAAATACCATGATATTCGCCATAATTTTGAGCTGCTAAATCATCATCGGGTTGAAATGGCGTATTTGACAAAATTTCTGCGTTTCCAAATATTGCATTGACCATGCCTTGTGCGCGGTCGGAAGGACTCCGAACAACCATGACCTTGTTATCAGGCAAGTTAAGGCGAGCTAACAGCTCTGATATACTTACTAATATTATAGGGCGAACTTTTTGAGCATGCTTGTATCCAGCTTCGGTTAAGGGTACTCTGTAATCGTCGGGATATTTATAAAAATACGATTTATCCAGAATACCGTTATTGGTATTTCTCGTCTGTGCGGCATCATCCTCGGTTTCGCCAACGCGGAGAATATATGATACAAGACGGCTCATCTCGGTTCCATCAGCAGTGCAGCCCAAAAGACAAAAAACCCCGGCAGCGCGCCTTAGCGCTACCGGAGCTGAATTCTACTTATAACACGCTGCCTCGGTGAAGGTTCAGGCGTTAATGCCGCACCTCGTACTCTCTTTGTACAACAATGTGCAAGATAATATTTGCCGAGCCGGAAAAATAGAACTGTTTACAAGCCGCGATAATCGGCCAGCAGATCCAGCCCATCCTGCAGCGCGTTGATATCCACCACGCCGCGATCGTCGCAGCACACCGCCTCCACCACCGCCCGCCAGCGGCCAAGCGCCCGGTAGGTATCAGCCAGGCACTTCAGGTTCCAGGCCATCCGGTCGGACATTTCGGCCTGGTCGCGGCCGCCGGTTTCCCAGCGCATCGTCGTCCGGGTCGGATGGGTCAATAGATAGAGGGTGCGCAGCCATTCCCCGGCCTTGTGCCGCCGGCTGGCTACTTCGCCATCGCCCAGTGCGCCACGCAGCAGCAGCGCATCCAGGGCACATTCGGCATAGGCGCGCATACCGGCGCGGGGCATTTGCCGCCCGTCGCTCTCGAAGGAGCGCGTATCCCGCACCAGCCCCGTGCCCTGCCGCGTCCGCTCCGGCGTTCCAAAATCGATCGCATCCCTGACCCGATCGGCTTTCCTGACGATATGGCGACGCCCCATTGTCTACTCGCTTTCTGTGTGTTGCAATTATTGGTTGTAATGTCCCCTAGCGGTCCTATGCCCAGTAGGAGCTGCGCTCCAGCGTCCGCTCCGCCAGTTGCCGGGCCTGGCGGCTTTGCCACCACTCGCGGGACCGGAAGAAGTCGTCGGCGGTAACCGCGCCGCCGGTCAGATCGCGGATGCGCTCCATCGTGCGGGAGCAGGGAATGCGCTCGCCGCGAATATAACGATAGATAGTACTGAGGCTGGAAACACCGATTGCTGCCGCAAAATCATCGACGCGGATGTCATTGCGGGTTAGATAAGCGTGCAGGCGCATTATACAGAGTTCCTCCGAGATGTTGAATACCCATTTTGGGTAACAATTTTCCGGTCATATGTCCAGATTCTTCTTTCTTAAATTGCCCAAATTGGGTAAAAGTACGATTGTATGCAAAACAGAGTATCAGAACTTCGCAAAGCCAAGGGTCTCTCGCAGCAAATGCTGGCGACCCTGGTGGGCACCGGCAAATCGCAGATCGTCAAGCTGGAGCGGGGCGAGCGGCGGCTGGATCTTGCCTGGATCGAGCGGCTGTCGCGCGCCCTCGAAGTGCCGCCGCAGGCCCTGATCGGCGAGCTAACGCCGGCTCGGATCGAGATTGTCGGCTATGTCGGCGCCGGTACGCGCATCTACCCGCTCGATAGCGGCGGGCTGGGCGGCGTCGTCTGCCCGCCAGGGTTGCATGCTGATGAGACCGGCGCTGCTCTCGTCAAAGGGGATAGCATGCCGCCGATGGGCGATGGCTGGGGCCTGTTCTGGCGCCTCGGGCCCGGCGGCGGCACGCCGACCGAAGCACCCGAAGATTGCCTCGGCCGCCTTTGCGTCGTCCAGGTTGCCGACGATGGCCCGATCTATGTCAAGAAGCTTCGCCCCGGCTATTCGCCGGGCCGCTTCAACCTGATCAGTACCGCTGCCGATCCGATCGAAGATGTGGCACTCGACTGGGTGGCGCGTGTCCGCCTCGCCATGCCACCGGACGAGCTGGAATTCGTGGAATAA